CCTGATGTATTTGCAGCTGGAGCAGGCCCAAAGCTTCCCCAAGTTGAAGACTCTGTAGGTGGAGAAGAGTTTTGATTCTGAGGGGTAAAAGTCCATGTGTAATCTGACCCAGCAGGGTACATACCATGATAAAAGTAATAACTACCAGAATAATAGTATGTAACTCCGCCCGGATTAGTTCGAGATTGAAACGAAGGTACAGGAGAGTAATACCCATAAACTGACGTAGCTGTTGTATAGGTGTAAGTATCGTATTCAGGTATCGTGTAGGCGGGGGTTACCTCAAAACTATCCAGCACATAGGCTTCAGCTTGAATAATTCTCGCTGCGATTGCCGAACTTGAAACCGAGGCGCTACAAGTAACTGTTGCCTGACCATTACTACTAGCCTGTGCTACAGCTGTTAGGTTGGCAGTGCCTATAAACTGAGCATTTCCAACTGAAATCTTATTACCAACTGATATGGAAACAGCAAAAGCAGACAACGCTGCGGATACATCAATAACACGATATGGCGCAGTAGCAATGACGCAAGAGCCATCAACATTAGCTGTTGCAAAATGTATAGTAGCAGTCGTAGCCGATGTATTTGCATGAGCGATAATAGCTGCATTTGGATTAGCAGTATTAAATGCTGAACTTGAAACAGAACTCTGAGCGACACAACTGGCTTGAGCAGATGAATAGTTAACTGCAATCGAACTCACAACAGCTGACGCTGCTACTGAAGCTGCGTTGTAAACCTCAGAGTTAGCCGCGCTAGAAACGGCTGCGTTAGCATTGATGGTTGTATGAGCGACTGACTTCTTATGGCCAACTGAGATGGCAATACTGGAGCCAATAAAGGTTGCACTAGCCGAGGATACATTATAGCTAACACTTGATAGTGAGCTAGAGCCAGAAACACTTGCTTGAGCACCAGAAATCGCTATGGCTTCAGCAGTTACATTGCTCGTTGAATCAAATGCTGCACCAGCATCTACAACTGCATGAGCAGCAGCCGTTAACTCTGATACAGAAGCAATCGTAACTGAGGCTTCAATAACAGAATTTGATGATGCAGTAATTAAGGCGGAGCCATTAAGGGCTGCGCTTGCAAAAGAATTTATACTGGCTGAAACATCGTCAGCACTTGAAACAGATACAGTGCCACCCATACCGGAATGGTAAGCACAATAATAATAAAGAGTAGATGGGGTGTCTTCAGTGACAACAATGGAAATCGAAGAGCCAGCCTGACCTTGATTACCAGTAATGGTTACGCCAGTAGTGTACTCGCTGCCACCACCATGTGTGCCATTGTTAGTGGTGCTGAACCGTAAAGGATGAGAACCATTGCTAGAGCTTGATAAGTCGAATGTATATGTAGATCCGACTTTGAAATCTAATGGTCTATTAGATTGGCTAGCAATGACATAGTTACCGCCAGAAGCAGTAACCACAAAAGTTTGGGTGTCAGATCTAGATAGTGAGCTACTTGCAGTAACGCTAGCATTTAAGCCATGAATAATACTAGAGGTTGCGATGATGTTAGATTGAGCAGTAACAGTGGCATAAGAGAACGCTCCTGAAGTTGCAACGGCAGTTAATGCAGCGCTTGCAACCAAAGTGGTCTGTGCCACCGCTTTCTTTTCACCGACTGAGATCGCTAAGCTTGAGCCAATAAAGACACCATAGGCATCCCATACGACATAAGTTGATGAATCGACTTCACTTGATGCGGATACACCAGCACTTGATTGAAGAATACAGTGTGCAGATGAACTTAGATTAGCTTGTGCCGCTACAGAACATTGGGCTGAGGCTTGCGCTGAGCTTTCTGATAGAACTGAGCAAGAGCTGATAACACTGGCTGTTGCTGGAGTGACTATAAAGGTAGATGAGGAAGAATCGGCAGTCGCATTGATAGATGCCTGCACGCCTCGATGAACATTTGCACTAGAGGACATAGCTGCATTAGCAACCAATGTTCCAGAGGAGAAAGTGACCTTACCTGAGTTAGCGGTTAGGTTACACTCTGCTTGTAATGAAGCAGACGCGTAGGCCACCCTCGATCCTACAGCAACATTCGTTGCTTGAGCCGTAACGTACACGACTGCTTGCCTGTGAACCACAGCATTAGCATCACTGCTTGCTGCACAAACTATTTCAGCGTTACTAAACTTAACTCTATACCCTTCTACGTTTGCAGCTGCGTTACAACCTAGTGTGGCAGTAGCCATGGCAAAACGAACAACAGATTGCGTTGTTGTTAATGCGACTGAGTTGATTACAGCAGCGGTAGCATGAGAGTGTAAAGTTGCTTGAGCAGAAGCAGATGCCCCTGCACTTAATGATGCCGCACCCTCAACTGTTGTCACCTCTGCCGAAGCAGAGATAACACCAATCGCGTGTGTATTGAGTGCGGAAAAGTTCATTTAGTCTAGTGTCACCGTAACACCACTGACAGCAAACGACAGTACATCGTCAGCGGTTAGTGTCTTGGACGTTGCCAAATTGGTGTGATAAAGCATGTTGCCACTGGATGCCGCATCGAAAATGCCGATGTGACTAATGGTAACGTTAGACCCTACCAATGCAGGAAACTGAATCTGGGTTGAGCTGTTAACGGCTCCACCAGAAATAGTGCCAAACGACATTGCTTGACGGGCATAGTTAGTCCATGCACCTTCAGCGCCACCAGAAGCCGCGTCAGTAGGATCACCGATGAATACAGCTAAATAGGCCTGAGAAATATCGGGAAAGTCACCACCCTTTAAGGTGGCATTGAGAATATGCTGCTCAAGATAATCAGAAAACTTAGACATTGCTAACTCCAAATAAGGTTTTAAGTTGCACTAAATAGTGCAGGATTGGGCCAGCGCCCCTACGCTCCAAATCGAACTGACTTAACGCGGAGATTTGTACTGTCGTAACCTTGCATCTGAGCAACCTTGGCCCTAGCAAGTTCACGATCAAATAGTTGCCTGTAATAGGCCGCACGATTAGGGTCATACCATTCTGTATTCGCCATCATGCAAAGGAAGTGTTTCGCTCCAGTTTCAATGGCAGTTCGCCATCGAACACCCAGCTCATAAGGAATGCTCGTTGCATTTTGTTTCGGCTTTAATGCCATACGACACTCAAGCTCTTCAGATACTTTAGGTATGGGTGCCATGCGAGTGGTTAATATTCCATCGGTGGAGTAATAAAGTGGAGTGGCCCATCGGGTTTCATCTTCAACGTCACCCTGCAGCTGAGACATCTTACGAACTGAAATGGGTATTAACTCCACGCCTTTTCTAGAAATAGAAATAAGCTGAACCAGCTCTGCATTCCTTGGAATAGGCAAGTCATGCTCTATCTCTCCAGCCTCTGTATCAAGAGTGTCTTCTGTATGTTCCCAAATGAGGGTTCGCTCACACAGTTCAGAAGTCGCTCTGCGTAGAGAATGTATAATCGTAAATGATGGTGCGCCTTGAATCTCAACTACTACATCAGGAACAAGGGTCTCTAACTTTATATCAGCCATGGGTTATTCCTAAGAGTTAACTGCATCTGCGCCTTGTACTGCTCTCATCTGTGCACTAGAAGCATCAATCTTTGACTTAACACCCAATGAAGAAGCAAAGCCCATCATGTGAACTTGAGCACGAGTCGCATTACCTGCAAACTCCGCGTCTTTGTTATAGGCACGATAGAGAATAAAATCCAACAGAGCATTGGCATAAATATCATCTACGCCTATCTTCGTGGTTGATGCTGCTGAATTTAATGTTTCGTCTGCATTTACAATCGAAATCTCAGTAGGCAATTTTGAATATATAATCTCTAATCTTGCTAAAGAATTAGGTCGGGGATACAAGTAGAATGTCTTTGGATCCCGCTCGTCATAGACAAAATGATCTATGTTCACGCCAGCCGTTGCGTTATGCCATGCAGGTACTTGGTCATCGAGAACGGATCTCTGAATCAATCGAGTTGCCTTATAGGTAGAAGTTGCTGCTGTGTTACGAATAACTTCCATCAACCTCAATCCATCAGCTGGAAGAGTCTGTTTGGAAGAGTCTGCGACAGGCGTAAACTCCTCATTAATAGTATTGGCATCAGGCCGATACAGGACTACTTCTTTATGAGCATCATTCAACCAGTACTGAAGTTCAGAGTTTGGCCACCGCGTGCCAGACGAGCTTGTGTCCTGCAAAACAATCTTGGCTCTACTGATAATTTCTTTGGCTAACGTGACGGCCATGGATTACTCCTAGATTAATTTACCGCTTGAATCACATGGCATCCAATCAGGGTTCATCTCACCCCATGGAATGGTTGGATAAGGAAAGCCATCAACAGGATTACGAACAAACTTAATAGTGGGTTCCTTAGTTGCCTTATTGGTTTCTTTCTTCTCAACCTTTGGTTCGGTGAGACCTAAATGGTCTTTAATCATCTTCGTAGCATCGGCTCTTAGGGTGCTGGCCTTGCTGCGCTTATCCATGTCGATACTGAAATGCTGCTTAACATAGCTTTCAAGATCATCTTTAGACATGGTTTCAATAAATTCTAAGTCTTCCTTAGATATTGCCGTCTGCATTTTTAGGGCTTTACCTTTAGACATGATTTCTCCTCAAAAAAAACCCCCACCTCGAGCGAATCGAGATGAGGGCTATGATCTACTTCTTAGCGTTTAACAAAACAGCAGAGGTAGGTTGAACGACTTTGTAGCCGTATACTTTTAAACCACGGATGGCATCACCGAAACGGCTTTCCAAACGTAGGGTTTCAGTCTTAACAAACTGGCTAGCAAACGTAGCGAACTGGGTAGTACCACCCAAGATCTTATACTGAGCATCAGCGTCAGCTACGGCTGCGGCTGCGGCATCGTCACCACGAATCGGCACGTTGTTAGACTGATAGATCGTAAAGCGATCAATGATGCCTAGCTTTCCATTACGCGCAATCGAGGTAGAATCACCTGACTGGTTAGCGTTCTGAAGATCAGACTTCTTGATCATTGAACAGATCCAAGGTGGTAGAACCAACCAACGGCCAGATTCAGCCTGATCAGCTTCGTCCAACTTGTTACCCATATCAATGATATGGTCAATAACATTAGCCGAAGTGATCTGTATGGCATTAGCATACAATGCACCACCAATGATATTGCCAGCAGCAACGCCACTGTAAATACCATTTAATACATCGCTATCAACAGCAATCTTCATACGCTCACCAGCATCACGAGTTGCCTCGTTAACTAGCTGAATATCAGATTGAGCCATCAACACATCGTCAACCTTGAAAGCAAACATTTTAGCTTTGTCGATTAACAACTCTAGCTCGGTATCGTTAAGATCCGCATAGCTAGTGATTGGTGTTGCGTGAGCTGGATCGTAATCCGAGATGCCCACAGTTGGTGTGTGACGAACATGAACCTTGCTACCATGGCCAGAAATATCGCCTTGGTAGTCAGTGTTACAAATTGCGTCTAACACTGTGGTTTTATAAAAATTAGCAAGTAACTTCTTGCTCCATACTTCAGGTATAAATCGACCGCCTGCGCCGTCTGCAAATGGAAGTGCCATTGCCCTTCTCCTTATTTAGAAAATAAATTTTCGAGTCAGGAAAGGGAATCAATCCTAACTCGTCATAACTGACCGGATAACATGGCCTGATCAATTTGATCGGCATGCTTTTCATACTCAGAAAGACTCATGTTTTTAATTTGTTCACGAGTAAACTGAGTAGTCTTTTGGCCAGTGTTGTTGGAACGAACAGATGAAACAGCCGGATCAGCCGCCTTCTTTGCATCGTCCAAAAGCTGCTTTTGCTTATCCGCTTTAGCGTTCACGGGACTAGCACCTACAGCCTCTTTGTACGAGGAGAGCATCCAAATAACCGATTGAGGGCTGCCAGAACGGAGGATGTCTTGAACTTCTTTAGGTTGGCGTGAGGCCCATCCCTGAAAATCAGGCGTATCAACAACTTCGTAGGCGTCTGCATGTCCTTCAATGATGGCTTCACGATGTTCTACTTCTGCTTTATTAGCGTCCGTAGATTTCTGTGACTGCTCCATTTGGGATAGCTGCCCACTCATCTTGTCGATAAGTTGTTTTTGGGTGCGCATGGTATTTACGAGAGGATTAAAGTCTTCACCGTATTCATCCACAAAGGATGTTAGGTCATCCGCCTCAGCCACTAATGGCCTTGGTGGAGCGTCTCCACTAGGAGCTAATGCTGGCATGGTAGCCATCATCTTGGCGCTTTCTAGCTGAGCTTGAAGGGCTTCATTCTGCTTGCGAAGTTCTGAGGCTTCCATCGAAGCTTTCGTCATCTTCTTGCGTGCGTTCTCGTAAGAGGCTTGCGCGTTATGAATACGCTCTTGCGCATTCTTTATACTCACTCCATCAGTTTCAAAGTTAGCTGAGTTGTCCTCTTCAGGTTCTGCTTCAGTTGCCACTGCCGCTTCTTCTGCTTTGGGTTCTGCTTTGTTTGTTACTTCTGGTTCAACCACTTGGGATTCAATACCATCAGCTTCAGCTTGCGCCTCTGCCAACTCAGTCACTTCAACCTTGTCCTGTTCGGGGGCTGATGTAGCCTGTCTTAAAGCCTCGTCTGCTTCCGCTTCTAAACGGTCTATTTGCTCTGGTGTCACTTGCTCTCTCCGCAATGATGGGTATCAGGCCGATCCGCGCCTTGTCCTGTTCGGGGGCACTTATTCGGGAATTCCTTCACCCGCTCCAATTCAGCTGGGGCGAAATCGCTTATCCAGCCAGAAAAAAATAAAGCTATGTGTTGAGGAGTTTCTGCGCAGTCTCTTCGATCTGCAGCAGCTTACGAAGCACCGCACATTCACCTTGTAACGTGCGATAAGCACCAAGGTCGTGAGGGTTCGTCTCCATGTCTTCCTTCGCAATGTCATACATGCGTTGGAGGTATTCTTTGAAGCGACCCCATTGATCGGGGTTGCTATATGTGAGGTACATGACAGCTTCAACTTCTGATCGCTGTAATTGTTTTCGATTCATTTGGTTAGCCCATATTGCTTAGCCACAAGTCGGACATAACCTGCATCAAGTTCGATGGCATCAAGGAATAGAGCATCGGGACACTGCAGGTAATCCCATGCACTGTCCTGAATGTTTGGTTTGATGTGGGCTAAATCCGCCACCGCTTGCTTAATGACAGCAAACGCTAGGCGATTTTCTGGGAGACTGAGTTGCAGTCCTTTACGAATGTGTTTAACAGCTAGCTCAGCTCTAATCACCTTGGATAAGGTATAAAACTTTTTAGGATCACCACCTATACTGAGATACCAAAGATCTGGTTCGTATCTTTCAGTATGGTATTCCATACATTACTGACTAAACCCATCTGGGGTCTTGCCTTGTTGTACAGATTGAACTGTTTGAGCCGCATATGCCCTGTCTCGAGCAGCTTCTGCCTCTCGTTCTGCAGGTAATGTCTCAGCATCAACCATATTGAGCATCGCTTGTGACTGTTCTCTCTTAGCTTGAGCCTGAAGTTTAGCGATTGTGGCCGCTTGTTCAGCCATCTCAGCTTCCATATGAGCTTCTCGCATCTGATCATCTGCTGTTTGCCTTGCTTCTTGAGCTTGCATCGACTCGTCATCAGGCACTGGCATGAACTTATCAGGGTCTAGATCAAGAGATCTGGCTACTTCGCCCAGCACAACGCGTCTATCTGTTAACGGCAGATCAACTTCGTTGGTTGTCATCTGAGCAAACTGAATAAGACGCTGAGATTGGACTTCCTTAGCCAATAATGCGGTAGAACCACGGGCGACAATTTTCATATCACCTTTGATTTCTTCTTTAATGTTCCATCTCATGTTCCAGTTGTACAAACTGACAATTAGAGGACGCGTCAAATAGTCATCAATGTTCTTAATTATTGATTTAACTGCAATAGAAGCTGCACCCATCATCATGGATATGCCTGATGCTGTCTTAGTCATGCCCGGAGTATTCTGTCCGTGGCTATAAGATGGCATTGATGTTTCTTCATCAGCGAAGCGTCTGAACAATTCGATCACAGTGGTTAGATGCTGAGATACATTCTGCGGCTGATAGAACCTGAGCATCGGTGTGGCTGAATCACCACCCTCACGTAACCAAATCTTCCATGGGTGAATGTCAGTAACATCCGCTCCAGCTGGAAGCATGTTGGTATTGACCTCAACTTGAGGGCCAGAAGAAATTGCTTGGTTATCAATGAAGATTCTTACTGCAGCGTTAATGGTGTCTTGCGAATCACGCATCATCTTAGGAACGCCTGTGCCCCACAACTGATGGGGAGTGCGTTCGTAAGGAAATAACTGATAGGGAAGCTCCCCACCTTGGTGTGGATTCAATCGAGCACGAATAACTTTAGATCCACAGATCCAGACGTTAGCCTCATACTCTTCAGTTTCATCTTCTATTTCTAATCCAGCCTTTTGAAGTTCAAGACCATCGACTAAACCCCACCACTCAATGACCTCATAGCGATTTGATGTGGTCTTCATTAACTGACCAGCAATGTGGCGTCTTGACTGTTCGTGGGTTTCTTCAACATGGTTTCCATCAGGATTATCGGAAACGATTTCATCTATGTTTTCTGTACTAAATCCAGTCATTTTCTTTAGCGCACGAAACTGATGCTTCGTCATTACATGGCGGTGAAACACACCAGATAAATCACTCAAGTCAATTGCATAAGGATCAGGATAAACATCGAAAATTGATACATACTCGATATTTGGTTTAGCGATTTCTTCTGAGGACATTGTCCAGCCATCAGGAGTTTCTGACCATCTCTGTTTATTTTCCACTTTTACAGTGGATCCTTTCACACAACCTGTACCCAGCATGCAAGATTCCATAATGGCTTTCTTGTACACACCTTCATAATTCAATTCTTCTAACTGATCCTTCATTTCGAGAGTCATCAGCTCAGCACGTTTTTTAGCAATTTTTCGAGATTCTGCTGCAGCCTCTTCCATCACTTCTGCAACGCGCTGCTTTGCTAACTCCATCGGATCTATCTGTAACTCGCCACCTTCAGCTTGTAACTGCTGCATGATGGCCTCTACTTCAAACATGGCCTTTTGGTTAAGCTCAATAATAGAAGGTTCATCCATCATCTCGGGGACGCTGGTGGGTTCTATACTCCAAGGCATGTCTCCACTGGGAAACAATAAATCAATGATGCGACTATAAGCCGCCATTGTTTTTTCACGAGTTAGACGAACATAGATCTGTGATCGGTTGGGGTCAGCAGACAAACGAGCCTGTGTGTCTTCGTCATACTGAGCATTGAACGCACGCAGATCTTTAACCCAATCGTCTTCAATGTCTTTACGGGCATCGCTCCATTCTTCAAAACGATTACGCAGCGTTCCGCCTAATGAATCAGCAACTCTTTCGTTGTTCTCTGATTCATCGTTTTGAGGCTCTTCACCTTCTTTGTAATCAATTATCATTTAATACCCTACACCCGCTTGAGCGGCCTTAAACTGTCGTATACTTACTACGGAGTGGCCATAATTTCTTGGCATCCTCCGATACATTTCACAAGCGATGGCATAAGACATGACGCGGTCATCGTAATAACCATGTCTTGAATTAGTGCTACCGTTTGACTGAACGATGTAAGTTTCCATTTCATCAATTGTTTCTTGGCAGACAATGCCAGAATCAGAATCTCGGATAATGGATGCGAGGTTGTCGATGATTAAAGGTTTGGAACGAGATGTTGTAAGCCAGCCAACTTTCTTAAATTGTTTGCCGTCATACTCACGTTCTAATTCTTCTTGCATATAAAGGTTGGGGTAACCTTTATTCTTTAATATGGTTAGGGTAGTAAGCCCGTGGTTGTTTCGCTCAACTCCCATAAAGGCTCTGCGATATAGCATGCCCAAGGCGTAGAGCAAATCACCAAAATGATCAGGAGCAATTTTTCCATGCCACTGAGCTACTTGATTACCGT